GCATAGCCATCTAAAGGTAAGCCCCATAAAACCCTAATCATCTTATCGTACATTCTCTCCCAAGTACGTTTATTTTCGGCTAATACATCTTCCATAGTTATTCTATATCGTAGCTACATTCACTTACCAGGTATTCAAACTGCCCTATGTCATAGGTTGGTGTTGATATGGTGTTGCTTGCAACAAGGTTGCCCTCGTACCATATTTGCGTTGTTATGTAGCCGGGTGTGTTATTATCCCCTATGCTATCACAATCAATCGTGTATTTGCGGTAGGCTTGAATGGATAGGTCGGGGCTATCGGTTGTTGTTCCGTTATACACGAAAGTACTATCCCACCCTGTTGAGGTTATTACATCATCAATAGTTCCCATAGGCTTTATTCCTGTTTGAACGTTGGTTATTACCTTATATACCACTTGCCCTTTGGGTATGGTCTTTTCTTCTTTGCAGCCAACTAATAAGGCTAACATAATTATCAATAGTGTTTTCATTAGTCTAAGTTTAAAGTTACGGTTATCTCCCCCTCGTTAGTTTGATAAGTCTAAAGATATAACAATATCTCCTTTATGTTCTAACTGGTGTGTTTCAACATATCCCCTGCTGCGACCTTTAGTCTTTAAATAAAATATTGTTGAACTCACCTCCCCGTTTTGTATCTGCTTATGCAATTGGCTCTCGGCAAAGTCTAAGGCTACATCAGCTAATTCATCTACTGCCTTTTTATATTCAGCATCTTCTAAGCACCACCGGTAATGGCTTGTACGTTCTATACCTACGCTTTTAGCGGCTGTTGTAACCACCCCTAAAGACTTTTCTAAGGCTTCTAACATAGCTGCCTTTTTAAGTGTTGCATTTTGTTGCTTAGCCATAAGTTTATCTTAGTAAAAACCTTGCTGTTGATACTTTCATTTGTTCCAATAAAGCTAATTGCTTTTTGGTGTTTATTATAGCTTGGTCTATTTGCTCAAGTTTCTTAAGCGAGTTTCTGCTTTGCTCATTAAGCTTTGGTAAAAAGTAAGAAAGAACTTCTTTAGCATCAGCAATCCTAATGTAAGGTACAACCGAGCCTTTAATATGTCTACTATAATGTTTTGAAATAAATGCTGCATAGGCTAATTCAAATGCGTTAGGTGTATTTGTTATAACTGAAAAGCAATTAGGTATAGGTTGTTTTAATGGTTTGCCACTATGCAATCCTTTGCATTGGATATAAAATGTAGCAGGTGTTCCGTTGTATTGTTTTATTGTCATAGTATTAAAGTTTGGGCAAATATTGTTTTTTATTTCGGATTGGCAAAAGCATTTAACGGATAAAACACTAATGAATTTCTGTAACCATCTTTTGCTGTTGGAATAATAGGTGTTACACCGTGTACATTTCTCCACGCCGGGTATATTAATATAGAATTATCTATTTGTCCGATTGTGGCGTTATAATCAGGTATATGCAGGTCGCCACCTTTTGAGTTTAACCTCTTGCATATTATTACGTTTACCGTATTTTTAATATTGCCGGTATCTCTATGAAAAGGTGCTGAAATATTGAAATTGCTAATAGAGGATGTAAATATATTTCCGAATTTCCATTTATCAGGTACTTGTTTAAATAACTCTAATTGTTGTTCGTATTGGTTTGGTAGCAATTCTTTTATAAGTTGTTCGCTTTCTTTGGCTAATAATAACATAGCCTTAATAAATGTTTGTGCTGATTTTACAGCGTGTACGCTCGATATGGTTGCGTAGTTTCTTCGCATATGTGGTTTTGGTGGAACGCCACCTAGAATTGTAGAATACTGGTCTACTACATTTTTATATTTGTATGTACCATTTTCGTTTTGACCATCAGGTATTTGTCTTGTCATTACAGTTTTTGGTACATTTTTTCCTTTAAGTTCTAAGTTGGCTAAGTTTGCTAACTTGCACATCTTTTCAGGCATTTGTGTAAGATAAAACCCTATCGGCTGACCGTCTGCATAAAATATACAATCCTCTAATACATTAGGTTCTATATATTCGCAAGCTTCACCAATCTTACGATTATGTTTTACTTCTATTAAGTCAATACGTTTCATAGGTTTTTTATATAACTATAATTAGTTTCAATATCTTTAACTTCTGTGTTTTTTAAAATAATTTTTTGTCCTTTAAACTTTTTGAAAAAATTTACCCTATTTACAATGTTTGTTTTATACGTATTTTCATTCCAATGCCCATTGCTGCGCTGTAATACTCTATTGTAAATAATTTGCCTGTCTACATTTAACAAAATACAATAGATTTCAAAACCCATATTAATAAATCTTTCTATATCTAACTGCTTGCTATAATATTCACCGGCTATTATTAACTTATTACCCGAATAACTATTTAGATATTGTAATACTTCGATTTTTTTATATTTACTAAGGCTATCCGCTCCAATTGTACTACCTAAAATATCAAAGTCTTTACAATAGGTTATATATTTATCTTGAGATATTGGTTCAGCTAATTTTAAAATTGTACTTTTCCCACTACCCATAGAACCAGTTAAAAAGATAGCCTTTTTCATGACTTTCCCTTTTCAGCTTTTAAATATTCCATAATCATACCGCCTACATAACCACCTTTATCCCTCCAAAACTTTACAAGCTCAAATGCTTCATCATAGTGTTCCGCTTCAAACTCTATTTGAATAGCTTTCTTAACTCCGTTTGTCATATCGTTTAATTGGCTTTCTACGTCTTCATCATCTAATATTGAATAATCAACATTAGGTGCAAAGCCCGGTAAATCCAGTCCCCACTCTGCCAGCTTTAACGCATCCCATTCGTTTGCCAGTATATCCCAATCCCACTCACCAAAACCTACGTTGTCTTTAACTATAAACTCTTGTTTCTGCTCTTCTGTTAGCTCTTTAGCTTGCTTAACCCACTCCGCAGGTAGTTCTTTATATCCAAGATGTTTAAGTGCGTTAAAACGCATATTACCGCCTAAGATTATATTTCCCTCATCAATAATAATTGGGCGCAGTTCCATCATTTTTGGAAATGCCTGTATGCTATCGCATAGCTTTTTAAACTTATCGTCTTTTATTAGACGTGGGTTGTTTGGGTTGCTTTTCAGTTGTGATATTTTCATATTGCTTTTCGTTTTCCTCGTATATGTTACGAGCCATTCTTATTACTTGTTCCTTACAGGCGTTGCAACTCATGTCGGTTGAAAAGCCTGTGTTTGTTTTAAGCCATTCTGCTAACCCGTTTAAGTCGTGGTTTGCTGTTACATAAAAGTTGGAGTAGTAAAACTCCCAAATTGGTTTAAACGTCTTTAGTTGGTTAAATGTTTCTTGTGTCATAGCCGGTTATAGATTACTATTGATAATACTGCTGCTATTGCTGCGGTTAGTACTGCGTTAATTGGGTTAACGGTTGTTAGGTTAAAGATTAGGCAACTCCAAAAGGTTAAGCACTTATTGCAGCGTAACGGATAGGGTATAAGGTAGTAACCTATTATGTCCTTAAGCCATTGGTTAGCGTGAGCCATTTGCATTGAAACAACTATACCTATACAGGCAAAACCGATTATGTTAATAAGTAGTTCCATCTAATTTATGTATTTCAAATGCTGACTTGTTGTGAATTGCTGTAAAGTCGTTGTAGTTACCTATTGAGTGGTGATAGTCTAATACGTTCCAATCATCAGGAAGAATGTTCATTAGTGATGTGCTATGCTCATTTATAACCTTGTTTATACTATCCTGGTCTAAAAACGCACTATATGGGTAAATGTTTTTAGCCTTGTCAAATATCCATTTAAAGTTACGATGTACCACCCAAAAACCAGCATTGAAATATTTGTTTATGTCAACTCCCATATTGCGGCAATGCACTTGTAAAAACTCTGCCCAGTATCTATCGCGTACCGCATTAAACTTATCCTCTTTTATCAGGCTAAAGTCTATCGGTTTGTTTAAACACCAATCGTTATCAAAGTAAAATATCATCTCGGCATCAGGAAACATATCAAAAAAGAATAGCTTGTTATGACATATAGCTGTAAACTTTTCAGTGAACTGCCTATCGCTATAGTACTCACTAACTATGTTGGCTTTTAGCCCGGTAAACCTTTCTACTCTTTCGGCTGCACCTTGAGCATACTTATAGTTCTGCTCGTCCATTCCCATTGTTACTGCTGTTATATTCATATTAGTTTATGGTAAATCTTTTCGTTTGCTTCTACTAATGCTTTGTACTCATCAGCATCAATGCTACTTCTAAATGCCGTTTCGCTATTGTGGTGTTCAGGCAATTCGTTAGCCCACTTCATATGATAGTCGTATGCATATATGTAATCGGTTACATCTGCCAAAGATATGTATTTATGTTCTTGCTTACCCGTTCGGTATATGCGTTCCGTTAGTTCGCAATGTTCATATCCATATATCTCAAACTGTTCATTAAAGTAAACCTCTCCAAGTCGTTCAACATTAAAGTATAACAGGCAACCAAATACGCTATCGGTTACTATTACGTTTCCAATGGTATCTAATATCTTAACCTCTAACCCTTTTATCGGTATAAAGTTTAGGTGAGGGTAGCCACTATTAATAAACTTGTCAGTCCAGTTGTAGTCTTTAGGAAAACAGTCATCATCAAATAAAAAGATATGTGTACAGCCTTGCTCATAAAGATATTTAAGACATTTGTTTTTTGCCTTTGCTACCCCTATACGTTCTGTTCCGCAGTTATCTGTATAGGGTACATCGCTGCAATCTTCATAGATAGCAAGTACATAGTCAGATGTATATTGGGCTACGTGCTTTATGCAAGTTTGGTAAACCTCTTTTCGGTTTCTTGTTGTTATGCCTATGCCTATCTTCATTTTGCTATTTCGTAACTTGTTTTAACTATATAGATTTCAGCTTCTTCTTTAGTTTTAAAGACATTGTTTTGGCTCTTGTTCAGTACATCAATAGGGTGGTTATCCCATACGTGCCTACGTGCTTTGCGTTTACCATTGTCGTTAAACACACTCCAGTATGTTGAGCCTAATTCCATTATAAAGCCTTTAATAAGTTGTACCTTTTTTTGTTTACTATTGATATGTGATACTTTTCTTTTACTTCTTTACTTAGGTTGTCAGCTAAATACTTACCATATTCAGGTTCGTTAATTAGCTTTCTCATAGCCTTGTACCAATCTTTATGGTTTTTATTTTTATCAATCGCAATGCAATTTACACCATTTTTTATTAAGTCGGTATATGGTTTAATATCAGATACTATACAGGCTTTATCCATAAAACCCGCTTCAATCATTTTTAACTCTGACTTGCAGTTGTTAAAGGTGTTATCATTTAGCGGAACAATACAGGCTTCAAGGTGGTTATACCCTAAAGCATAGTTATAAACATCGGTAGCATAAACCCTCTCGTAGTCTTTGCCCCTACCTCTATCCGTAAATATTTGTTCAAATCTTCCGTACTCCGGGCTTTCATCATTATAACCAAATAACTTAACGGTAAACCTACCCTGTAAGTCTTTGTCAGCGTGTAGCTGCTTAAACCCATCAGCCATTAATACAACGTCTTCCCAATGGCATACGCCACCCATATAACCTATGCGGTATTTATCCCCAGGTACATAGTTAGGTTGGAACTGCGGGTATATCTCGGGATAGATAGCGTTAGGTAATACCTCTACATTATCGTTTAGCTTGCTTATCTTTTCAGCTAAGAGTGTATTTGTGGTTGTTACAAGGTCGGAATACTTAATGCTTTCAATAATCTTTTCGGCTACCTTGTGTACCCTATATTGGTTTTTAAGTACGTGAAAGGTTGATAGTACCCAGTAGTCATCAATGTCAAGTATAATCTTTACCCCCAGGCTATGCAGTTGGTCGGCTATTAGCTTTATGTTGTTGATGTCGTTGTGGTGTTCAAACTCCCTTGAGAAAATTACCGCATCAAACTGCTGCAATATCTCGTTAGGCATACCGTTAATAGTATTACATCTGCCATACTCTATATCGGTTGTTTGGGTTAGGTGCTGATACGGCATCTCTAACCTATAATAGTTACTACCTGACTTGCTTACCTCTACTCCTAATACTTTCATTTCAGTTTGTCTTTAATCCGTTTAATGTGGTTGCCTATTGTGCGGTAAGGTATATTGGTTTCCTCTGATAGCTTGCGGTAACTCCCCGACTTTATATACTCCAGTAACATTCGCTTTTCAAAGTTAGGCAAGTCGTTAATGTTTCCCTCTACCCGGCTAACCTCAACATCTAACTCAAAATTGTACGTTTCGTTTATTACTTCTATGTTGTCAATAGTTTCAAACTGCTTTTTATTCCTATGCCTTAGCTTCCATTCAATCATTATTAACCTAACTATGTACCACCTTAAATAGTTGTTATGGTATATCTCTAACAGCCTATGTTCAGGTATTTCGCATAGCTTGTATATAACGTGGCAGTAAAACTCTTTAGCATCAACCCCCCTACAAATATTGTCGCACGTTGCTTTAACGTCTTTGTCTTTCGCAATATGTTCTAATAACGTTTGGCGTGTCATTATTACAAAGATATGCGTTTACTCACAATAGTTTGCAGTTGTTCTTTGGTTATTATTCCATCATGCGCTAAGTTATGGCAATCCCTGCAAAGAGCAATAAGGTTGCTAACGTTGTCTTGTTCTGCCTTTCTTTTGCTGCCAAACTTTGAACGGGGGATTATGTGGTGTATATCTACCGATGTAGCAGAACATACCTCACAGGCTATCCACATTCCAGGTATATATCCTAATGCTTTATGGTAGTTAATTATATGGGGTTGCATTACCTGTCGTATTTAAAAGTTAAAACTATTCCCACTACAAAACCTACTATTGCCAATCCGCTAAGAACAAAGATTATCAATGCGGAAAGTGTATCGGTAAAGCGTGTTCCTATCAGGGCAAGTATGCTGCCTACTATTGCTAAGGCGAAAACCTTAGCCCAAAGAGATTTTTTTATCCAGTCTTTCATTTGATAGTTCGTTAATTTTAGCATCGGTTGCTGTTAATTTGTCGTTTAAAGATAGAAACATAAATTGGTCGCAGTATGGGTTAGCCATGAGTTCCAATATGCTTTCTCTTACTTTTTTAAACTCCTCTAATGTTTTAGGTGGCTCTACTTTCATTAGTTCCTTTGTTTAAACTGTTGGTAGATTTGGGTTATTGTATAATCTTGTAGTGTTGCTACGTGCCTGTATAGCCCATTATGGACATATACAAAGTTTTCATTCAACAACTCGGCAAACTCAATCGCTTCTTGCTCTGCGTGTTCTTGCTCACCCTCTGTTGTATCAATAGGTTGATAGGAGCTAAATTTGTTTATGCAAACTGTATAAGGAAGGTGCGTTGAAAGGTTTTTTAAATAATCCTCAATAGCTTCTATTCGCTTTAAATCTTCGTTACTTAGTGTCATGGTGTTTGTTTTAAAGGGTTACTTGGTTAGCTTTTCCTTTATCGCTTGCTCTACAAATGCGGTTATAGTTACCCCGGTTGCTTTCTTGCGTTCCTTTATTTGGGTTAACAAGTCCTTTGATACTTTTACGCTTTCTTTCATTTTACAATGTTACTACTTTTTACTACTGCCTGCAAATTTATTTTATTATTTTTTCATAGATTACTTTTAACGTACTCTCCCCATTGAGTTGCCATTGCTTTAGCTATGCCAGGAAAGGTCTTGCTTCTAAGTTTAGAACGTTCCTCTTTTGTCTTGGCTGTTAGTAATGCTTGGTAGTACCACATTGGTTGGCTTTTTATTCTCCCTGTTTTTCTATCAGTCCAGTAGTGGCGTTCCTCTGTTCCAACGTGGGTAATAACACTATCAAATAAATTTACCTCTGAATTGTGGTATAAGGGCGGCAGGTTCTTTAACCATAAGCAAGTTGTTTTCTGAAACCCATCACCAAAAAAATAAGGCTGTATTATTTGACTTGGTTTCTTGTATAGCTTGCTCATTATGCCAACAGGGTTTTCAATAGCTATGTGCTTTATGTTTGCGTTTGCAATAGCCATAAAGAAATCAATTCCCTCTTGCTGCCTACCATCTTTGCGTTTCTCTTCAAAGTGCATTGCCCCGCTTACAGCTAAATGTGTACAGGGTGGAAATGCTATTAACATATCCCAATGCTCACGTTCAATAACCTTAAAAATATCTTCTTGGTAATGCCATTCCGGATGTCCACCGCTACATTCTTGTATATCGCAACTATACGCTTCAACACCAAGTTTACGCAGTTCTATTGTAACTGCCTGGCTTTCTTCGCAACCTACCAATACTTTCATCTTATCTTTTTTATCTCAACTACAATCTTAAAAAGCCTATCCTCTGTTGATTTTTTGGCTTTGTTGCAAATCATTAAGTATCTAACTGTGGCTTCATTTTTTCTCAAGAAGTTTATCCAACCGTTTTCACTGGTATTTATTGACATAGCATAGTCATAGTCTTTTTTAAGCTGCTCGTGCTTTATCGTGGTTAGGTCGGAGGTATTGCCTACTTTTTGTCTTAGCAACTCACCTCTGCCCTTTACAATCGTTCCTACAAATGCGGGTATTTCTTTCTTTAAGTCCATTAGAATGGGTTATCATCAAAGTTAGTATTAGCTTTTAGTGGCTCGGTAAAATCTTTAACTTGCCTGTTCTCTTGATAGTCGGCAAACCTCTGCTTACCCCCGTTAAAAGATAGCCTTATTGAGCCTAACACCCCGTTCCTATGCTTGGCAAATATCAACTCTGCATAGTCTTCGGTATATTCAAAACCGCTTCCATCGTGAGTAATGTTATAGTAACTTGGTCGCCAGGGGAATACCACTACATCAGCATCTTGTTCTATACTTCCGCTATCACGCAGGTCAGATAGTACAGGGCGTTTCTGCCCACCCCTTTTCTCTACATCTCTACTTAGTTGGCTTAGTGCTATTACAGGCACGTGCAACTCCTTTGCCATTAGTTTTAGGTTGCGGGTTATATGGCTTACCCTTGCATTGGCATCGGCATAGCTTCCCATTTCGGGTGCGCTGATTAACTGAATATAATCAATAACAATTAAACCAAGCCCGTATTCGCTTTTAATCTTTGCAGCCTTATTCCATATCCCCAATACGGTAGTTTGTGCGCTGTCATCAATATAAAGGGGCAAATTTTCAATTCTACCGAGTGCTACGTTTATGCTCTGCCTTTCCGCTTCTGTTGTTTTGGCTTTTTGAACTTTGCTAAAATCTATGTTAGCTTCATCAGCTACCAACCTTTGCATAAGTTCTACGCTACTCATCTCTAAACTAAAGAAAGCTGTTGGTTGATTGTTCTTTGCGGCTTCCTTTGCGTTGTTCAATGCCAGTACTGACTTACCCATACTCGGTCGCGCGGCAATTATTATCAGATTTCCTTTCTGCCAACCGTTGGTATGTTGGTCTAATGCGCTTATGTTTACCGATACCCCTAAGTTCTTACCGCTTGCCATTTCCTCAAAGGCTTTAGCTTCCTCACCTATCAGGTCTTTAAAGGTTTTTAAGTTGTCTTTTGCCGATACTAAAGAAACGGATATGCTTTTAACCTTACCCTCTGCCTCATCAATAGCATCAAAGCAGTCTTTGTTGTCATCATAACCAACCTTTGCCATATCGTAACCAACCTCTATAAGTTTTCTTTGCAGGGCTTTTTGCCTTAGGATAGCAGCGTGGCTTTGTATGTTACCCGTTCCGCCTACCCGGTTAGTTAGTTGGGCTATGTAAATTACCCCACCTACAAATTCTAACTTCTTATTTGCCCTTAGCTTGTTGGTTACAGTTACTATATCGTAAGGCTGTTGGCTTTGGTATAGTTCTAAGATAGCGTTGTAAATTTCTATGTGCGGTGCATAGTAGAACGTATTAGCATCAAGAAACTGCTCTGCCTTAGCCATTGTACCCGCTTCTAACATTATGCTGCCTAATACAACCTTTTCAAGTTCTACGTCTTGCGGGGGTACATTGCCCTCAAAGTCGGCAAAACTTATGTATTTAGTGTTTTTCATTAGTCTAAAAATTTAACGGGTACGTGAGTTGAAACTACATCTTTATCAATAACCCACCTACGGGCAGCAGCTTGCCAGTTCCTCATAGGGGTTTTACCTACTAACCAACCTTTGCTTTCGTAGTAGTCAACAAAGCTATTGGCTTCGGCTTGTACTTTTGTTTTGTCGGGGGTTACGTTTTTTTCTAATAAGTGTTTAAAAATGTAATTACCAACCTCGTTCCAAGTAGGTTTTAAAAAAACCTCCCTTACTGTATTATTTATAATACTCTTATTCTTATTCTTTAATGGTAGACTTTTGCTAACGTTTTGCTTAAGCATTGCTTTAGCATTGCTAAGATTTTGATACTTAGCTATACCGCCCTGTTTACCTGCGTTTGCACGTTTTTCGTACTTCTCAATTTGTTCTTTTCGTACAGTTTCCATTTTTTTATTGTACAATTTCCCGTTTTTTTCTTGCGAAAACTTAAGCAAAACTTTATCCAGTGTTTCGGGGGTACATTTGGCTATAAAAAGCAACTCATCTTTATCGGTTGGTATGCCATCATTTTGCCATTGATGGTTTAAAAGTAGGATATAAGCCCCTACCCTATCAGCAGCCCACCCGGCTGTACTACGATTAAATAAATCGTGGTAAAACGGATACCATTGTTTGTCAAACTGTTTAGCCATTTATACAAAAGTTAAATCCCCTGCGGTATAGCTTATCGGTTGCAACGTGGCGACTACTCCACTCCGCTAATGCTATCCACAAGGGAATATTATTGTATGTAAATTGCTGTTTCATGTAGTCGTAAAGAATGTGTTGCGGGTGCAATATAGTAAAAATTTTAATACAAACTATTTTCTATCACGGATTATTTTTTTAAATTCTGCTAATTTACCAGTTGATATAAATTCTTTTAACGTTAGTGATTTTTCTTTATAATTTTTAACGCCATATATATCATACATAATAGCTAAGTAAGAACTATAATATTGTCTCTTTGTTATTCTTGGCTGAAATGTATCTTCATAGTAATTGTTAAATATATTTTGTAATCCTTCAAAATATTCTTTTTTAACTTCATCGTTAAATATTGGAACTCCTTTTATTTTTCTATCAAATGAATTTAACAGCTTATCTAAAACAACAGGAGTTCCTTTATTAGATTTCTTATACCTATTTATATTTTTACGTTTAAGAAAATCTTTACGATAGTGCTGAACACCATAATTTTTTAATGTATAATTATAAGCCAACATTTTCTAAGTGTGTTTGAGCATCTTTAATATTAGCCATAAACTTACCGGCATCTAATTGAGTTGTTAGCACGTTGTTTGCTTGCTTTGCTAATGATGCCATTGCCTTAGCTTGTTCTACATTAATTTGTTTCTTGTCTAATTTCTCCATATTAGACTTAACAGTTTGATAAATAAATTCAAATTTCTCTTTCATAGTTTTCAATTTTAAAGTTAATAAACTCGTTACCCTTTTTAGTGTGTGTTTTAGTGGCTACTATTTTAAATATCTCCTTGTCGTTAAACCCGTACTTCTTTTGCAGTATATCCTCAAAGAGTTTAATCGGGTTGCTAAGGTCAGCTAATGGGCTGCTAAAACCAAATTCAAGTGTGAGAATGAAAGGCGGCTCTGGTAACTTCAACTTTGGCAACATCAACATTACCGCCCGTTCATAACTCACATAATCTTTAGTTTTAAACCGTTTTCCTTGCCAAGCCTGGTTAACGCTTAGTGGCTTAATTTGTAGTGAGTACATCAATTAGTTTTTCGGTTAACTCTAACTTTAACTCTACTGCCTTATTAATAGCTTCTTGGCACTCTATTATATCCTCTTCTATTCGTGGCACGTCAATAGTCCGTAAGCCCTTTTTAGGGTGGTAAACTAAAACCTTAGCAGCACTACAATCCAATACAAGCATATTCATAACGCATTGCCAGTAAACATCGGGGCGGTCTTTCTTTAGGTTATCGCTAACAACCAACTCTACATACTTGTTAGGGTTAAATGGACATTTAACTTCAAGGTATATCTTTTGAAAGTCTATCAGTTCTACCCCATCAGGGCTAACGCCTGCATTATCCCCAAGCGGTACAAATACTTTAGAGCCATAGATAACTTGCCCTACGTCGGGTAGATTAGAATACTCTTGCATAGCTGTAAACTCGTTAACGCTACCCGCTATCATTGCCGGGCTTTGATAGTTATCATCATCATAGATACCTATGCTCTCCCCCGCTAAGGTCTTGATATAGGTCTTAGCGGTTTCGTTGTTAAAGCCTTTCATTAGCTTATGTACCAGGCTTGCAGTTACTTTACCTCTTCGCTGCTCTGCCCATACATCATAACTAATATCGGCTTGGTTGAAATAATCAATTAAAGCTGATGTTTCCATTATACTGATAGTAGTTCTTGTTCGTTCTCTTTAGATACCCGGTAGTAGTCTTTAATCTTAGCAATGGTAGTTGTACCCTCTTGCAGCTTTAATACAGCCCCGTTCCATTCTTTAGATAGTATGCCTTTGTTTTTATCAGCAAACTTGTTCAACCAGGGCTTCTCATTTACCTGTACTTTAGGTGCTACACTTGCTGCGTTACCATCATCATCTTTATCTATGTTTAGGTTAAGCAAGGCGGCTAATGAATACCTACGCTGGTAAGTAATAGCACTACCCATAGATTGCGGGTCGTTCTTAACTGGCTTCATAGTGCTGTTAGCCATAATATACTCACCGCTTTCAGCGTGGGCTAACATAGTTATTAAACCATCGCCACAAGGCAACTGCGTAACCACTAAGCCACTTTCTTGTAGCGGGTCGGCTATTGCATCTTGTATAGCGGGTAAGTCTGCGTAAAGCGAATGAAAGAACGGGTTGGTGTTTTCTTTTTTAATCTTACCAATTTTGATACTGAAAAGCATAAGGGCTTTGGTAAGGTTAGCGATGCTGTCTGATTTTTCAAATGTTTCCATGGTTATTGTACTTCTAAGTTAATTTTTATGTGGTTTTTAAAATACTTCACAAAGTCGGTATTAGTTTCCTCGCACTTAAAGCCCAACTCTAATAACCTTTCCTCAAGGTCGGTGGCTAATATACCTTGTAAACGTATTGTGTACTCGGTAGCTTCTGCGTGGTAAAAGTGGTCGTGGTAGCCCTCTAAATCGCTGTATAGCTTGTTTAGAATTTCCAGATTGGTTGTTAGTCTTACGTTCATTGGTTGTAATGTTTCTTGTTTAATTACTGTTGTACCGGATATGCCTAAGTCTATGTTTTGCTTTGCTTTCTCAAACTCGGCTAAAATAGTTGCCTCATTATGGCTAAAAGCAATCGGGTTAAATAAAGCCCCCTCATCAGGTTGATACATTAGGTAGTATTTATAAGTACCTAACGGGTTTGTATCTTTGTCAATTCTAAGTGTTTTCATTGGTTAGTAGTGTGTATAGGGGGTTATGAATTTATTTGTTCAACTAAGTCATCAGCAATAACATCAAAGTCAAATCCGCTTTGTGTTAGTGCTTGGGTTATATCTTTGCCACCAAGCAACACACGGTTTATTTCTATGTCTGAACGGTCTGCGGGTATCTCGTTTGCAGCAAAATCTACCGAGATTTCAAGTTCTATTGTTACGGTCTTAATCATTGTTTAAAAATTTTAGATAAAGGTTGTTGTATTCATCGTTCTTAGCTTGGTCGGTATCTAATAAAGCCTGTGTTGTCTTGATAGAGTGTAGTACCGTTGCATGGTCTTTTCCGCCTATCATTTCACCTATGTACCTTAGTGGTGGCTTAACTGTTTTAGCCCTATCTAAGTGTAAATTGTAGTAGTAACAAACCCATTGCCTGGCTTCAACTAATGGTCTAAATCTGCGGTGCGAAAGAAAGTCGGATAGTTGTATTTCTTTTTCGTTACAGATAAATGTTATAAAGCTGCTTAACTCGCTTCGGTCATAGCTTTCACCATGTATCGCTTTTATCCTTAGCCCCGTTCTGCTACTATTGTGCAATAGCGGGTAAATATATGCTTGGCTTGTCATTACTTTAGGGTTATAGTTTCGGCTACCTTAGCCACGTTATCACTACTTAGGCTTATATCTTCTAAAGCTATCAGTCCGCAGCTTTCAACAACCGGTATGCTTACTGTTGTGCATTGCAGGTCTGCGGCAAGTATTGCGGCATTAGTTCTAAATTCTAACATTTG